TGTGTTTTCTTTTAAATCTAATTTGTTTTTTAAATCTGTTTGGTCTTCAATATTGCCTGTAATTTTTCCCCAAACTGCACTACTTGAAACTTGGGGAGCTTCTGTAAAATTGCCATTTAATGAAAACTCATCAAAGAAAAATGTGCCTGCGCTGTCATTGAAAAATGTAAGCGCAAATCCTGTGTTATGGATTTCGCCTGTGCCTAAAATTTTGCTTATTGGCACAATAATAGTTTGAAAATCGGTTATATTTTGTGAGCTATAACCAAAACTTCCATTTTTGATAGTAGCAGTTCCTTGATAAAAACTATCAATTGAATTATACGAATATAAATGAAATCTCCAATTTCCCGCAATAATATTTTTTACCTTAAAAGTAATTGTGTCAACATCCAATGAGTTGAATGTGGCATTTTTATCCAAAAATAAAACATCTGAATTGACAGGATTGGTAACTTTTATAGATTTTGTTCCACTTGAAGATTGTTCTATATTATCAATTTCAATACTTGTGCCTGTTTTTGTAACTGCAAACTCAGCAGGCAATCCTACGCCTTCATCATACATCAATTGTTTGGTTAAATAGATCGGCTCAGTTGTGCCATATTCAACCAAAATAACAGTCAATTGTATTTGTGTCAAAATATCAATTTTTGGTATGGCTGGCGTCAAACTTTCCGTTCCTTTTACAACTGAAAAAGTAAAGTCATCGTTAAAAACAACAACATCAAATCTTTTAAAATCTGTTGTTACGGGTGCTGGATCTATTGTTATAACATCCGTTACTAACGTTTCATATAAAATACCATTGAAACGATATTTTTGAGCGAAAACATACCAATCAAAATCTATAATGTGATTGAAACCTTTTTCGATTAATTCATTTGGTTTTGGATCAACTGATGTTTGCGCATTTTCTAACGCTATAATTCTGTCATCCAATCCGTTTACAACCGTTTTAATCTCGTTTGCGTTCGCATCGGTGAACTTGTTTATTTCCGCTACTGGAATATCTTTAATTTTGACCTTGTCTGTAAATAATATCTTAGCCATACATTGTAAAATCTAAATAATAATCAAATCGTTCATTTATAAATCCAATTTCAAACGGATCAAGTACAAAAAATGCTTCCTTTTCTTCTTGACCCGTGAAATCTATTTTAAAGCCGTTTAAGTCGGCTTTGCTTTGTCCTGTTGTGTAGGTTATATTTCCAGCAGTTAAGCCGTTATATAATCCGTAAATGCGATATATGCCATTATTATCAAGCGTCAACATCCTTACATCGCTTTTTTGTAATCTTTCTAACTGTCCTATCTCAGTACCCACAAAAGTTAATGATACCGAAATATCATAAAACTTTCCTCCCTCATTTTGACCCATCGTCTGTACCGGTGTAGGATTTTGTAAACTGTCAAATTTATATACAAATGTTTCAGGAAATTTCGTTAAAAAATTGCCGCTCGTTTGTATTAAAGTTTTTGAATGCTTTACAAATTTTAGCATCCAAATGGTCTTAATACCGGAAACTCTGCTTTTGCATTTTCTGCTATATCCGCTTACAATTTCCATCCGTACATAGTATTTGTGTCTTTTTTTGCGTTCACCTCATCTTGGAACGTCTTGTATTCCGTTAGATTATTTTTACATATCCACTTTTGGAATCTTTGTATATACGTTTGTGCTAAACTTTTGTAAATTCCTGCAATTCCTTTCGCTTCAGATAGTGATACCACCTCCTTTCCTTCGGCTGTATGTTTGTAAATTCCGCCATTGTCAATCATATAACTTGCAATCTCAATATATTGCGCTACGCTTTCATTTTTGGTAATCGGTTTTATAAAATCATTGTATAATGTCAAATATAAACCTGCCAATCCTACGCCCTCAATATCTGCTATAATCTTATCATATAACAATGTTCCCAATAACGGCTCTATTACCGTCAATTGCACGTTAGCGATGCAAGGCGTCATCTTGTCAACATCTATATTTCCGCTTAATATTGTTGAAGCGGTCATTTCCTGCGGTGTTATGAATAAAAGTTCTGCCATAATATTATTTTAATGACCCCCTGTTAGGTTTGTCAATTTCTGCAATTGCTACGTCTTTATCATTTATAGGTAATTTTAACCCTTGTCGCCTTGCCTCCGATACATTCACTTCAAAAGTATTTTGTAGTGCATTACCGATATAAGGAGTTCCATCCGCTTGCCGTTTTTTCTTAAAAATAACCCGCTCCCATCTGTGGTAACAATTAACGCCACCAGCATAAAGGAAAATATCGTACTGCCCACCACTATGCGCAAATTGTCCATTAACTCCGCTTTTGCTCATTGCCTCTATGTCTTCTTTTCTGAACACTTTACCACCGTCTGATAAAGACATCATTTTATTACAGAAACTTCTGCTTTCTCCCTTTGGCGTCTTTGAAGTTCCTATATTATATTTATATCTAATTTTCCATAATGCTGTATCCTGTTCGCTTTTTTCTATTGCACTTAATTCGATATTGCTTGCATCATATTGTTCCCACTCATCATCTATCGTTTCAGCGTATTTTTCCAACTCTGAAAAATCCTCATCGTGCTTATGTTCGCTCATTTTAGTAACCGTCGATGTTTCTGTAAGTGGTTTAAAATACAAATCTAAGTTCATATTATAAAAAACTAAAACATCTTCAATTGCCTCTAAAATGTATCTTTGTTTTGGTTGAATAACGCGCTTCATTAATTGCGCCTCAGCTTCGTCGAGTTCATTTGCATTGTTTCCCAATCCGCCGTCTGCCATAATACCAAACAATTTAGGGCTTACAACCTTATGCCCTGTCATAATTTGTTGACGGCTTTCATTTGTCAAGTATTCCCATTGTTGATGTTGGCGTTCGTTAACTGGAAACGGCGTAACTGTGATTTCCTGTTCCGCCCCATTAAATGAAATTACAAAACTTAATGCGTTTGGCGAGCCTGTTAATTTTGCTTTTATTTTTCTTTCAAACTCATCCTTTTGCTCAGGCGTATATGTAAGTCCCATCGGCACATTTATAATATAACCTGCACTCAATCCTTTTTTAATTGAGTTGATATAATAGTTTGCCAATTCCTCTTCCATTTCAGCATAAGGTAAAGCAGCAATATAATCGGGATCACTAAAATAATTTTTTCCCGCCTTATATGGTTTGATGCAATAAATTTCTATTTCATCTTTCGATGTTCCAAATGCTGAAAAATATTCAGGCTTGTATTTGTTGATATTACTCCAATCTTTACAATACCAATACCCTTCAATTTCACCGTCTTCATTTTCAAGTGCAGGAACTACCAACTGCTTAGGAATGTGATAAATTTGACTTAAATCTTTTTTGTCTTTGGTTTTTATAACTTGAAATGAAGCTTCACCAAACAATTCAAAATCTGATATGATTTTACGCAATTCGTTATTTGACAAAACAGAAACGAAATTCACCCAATTAGATGTATTTTTGTTTTTTGCTTTTATGCCATTTCCATAAATCAAATCTACATAAGAAGAAATAATCGCTGAGTTTGTTGGCGAACCATTAAAGCGGTCAATTATGTACTGATAAAAAGAATTATTTTTTCCGTTTAAAACCCAATTTTTACTTTTATTTTCCTCAACTTTTGGGCGTACATAACTGCTTAAATTTATTAATCTAATATCGTTACTCATAATAATATAATTCGTTTGTTGCTTTGAAATCTTGAGGCGTTTGAATTGTTGCCATTATTTTGCCTCGATATAAAATACCGTCTTCATCTGATATTTTAATTTGATATTTGTCATTTTCGGCAAAAGTGAAAGTTATTAAAACATCCATTTTACCGTCTACAAATGCATACGTGTTATCGACTACCGTTACCACTTTTGTAGTTTCATTATACAACTCAACCACAATTAAAACGGCAGGCGTATATCGCGGTACAAATACAATATTATGCGTTAAATCTGTTGTAGTAACTTTCATATCTATATAACTAAATTTTTACGTTTTTGTTATAATAAAAAACCCCACCTTTTTAAAGTGAGGTTTCATAATTAACCAAATTACTATGAAAGAAAATTAAACTGGCACGTCAACCAACGCTAAAAAAGCGGCTACCGTTGCTGTATCAAGTTTTGGGGAAAGACTGCCAGTTGTAGATATACCGGTTAATGTATATCCGTTTGCCTCTGCCTTTCCTCCGCCTGAACTTTGCACTACGGTAAAGTCTATACCGTCATCAATTCCGATTGCGTGAAAAATTCCGTTTCTATCCTTTACCACTGCAATAGGAAAACCGTAAGCCAATAAATTCATTTGTGCGGAAGTTGCCGCATCAATTCCTTTCAGTACAATTGTAGTCGTTTGGGTATTAACGGTCGTGCCTGTATTTCTGTCTGAAACTAAACTTTCAGAAATATTGTTGCCGTCGCCCTCAATTTTGTATTCATAAACAACTGTTAGAGATGGGTTAATTGCCGTAATAATTCCTGATGCATAGGTGAACGCGTCTTCTAAAAAATTGAAGAGATACAACGTACCTAAACCACCAACTAAATTTTTACAACCTTTTAACCTTCCCGATGTAATATCACAAGCCATATTTTTAAATTTTATATAAAGGCGGAAACTAATCCGCCTTTGTTACTTGTTTTTTTAGATTGCTACATATTTATATAGCACTATTTCAGAACCATAAGCATACCCAATCGCACCTGTAAATACAACTTTCATTCTAATTGTACCAGTTAAATCAGTTTCATCCATATCTTTGATTTTTATCTCATTATGGTCAGCTAATAACCCAGTTACAAATGATACGTTTGATTTCACATAACCTATCATTGTATTTGGGCTTAATGCTTTAATCTCTGTCAACGTATATCCATTGAAATCAAACTCACCAGGATTTGCAAATGTTCCGTTAGATCGTGCAAAACTGCCTTGAACTTTTTTCAGCGCTCTCAATACGTTTGTTGAAACGCCTAAAACCAAACCATCAGCTCCGATAACTTCATCGGGAATGGTGTCAATGAATTTAGCCAATTCAGCTTCTACATTTGTTGATGTAATTGCAGCAGGTGTCGCAACATCTAAAACCGTTGCGTCTAAAAGTAATTGAGGAATTAATCCTAAAAATGTACCAGTAGTACCTGGACCTTCCCAAATATCAACATCAATTTTTCTCGCTAATACTTTACCAATTTCCAATAGGATTGCTCCTTGCTCGGTTGCAGGCAAAGAATCGTTATGTGCTGAAAAGCCCATTTCTTTAGCTGTCCATAATTGTCTAAAGTCTTCTTTACACAATTCCCAAGGCCACATTATTTTCTTAGGAGTAATAGAATATTCGCTTAAAGTAATTGCACCACTTGGTACAAATCCACAGGCGTAGTCAACGAAACCGCTTTCGGTCTCAATTTTTCGCAAGAATGTTGTTGATACAATGTTCGGTAATACAGTTACCAAGTTGTCAGAAAGCGTATTACTACCCTTCATCATTTTTCCAATGTAATCCCCAGCCACATCTCCTACGTAGTTGGTTGTAATGTCTAATGTCGTTGCCATATTTTTTTAGTTGTTTATTTTATTTAATAATTCTGAAAATTTTCCCTTTGATGCCATTTGTACAACCGTACCTTTTATTGGCTTTGTTGCAGGCTGTTTTGATAATTCCAAAAAGTCTGCTTTCAATTTTTCATTTTCGGCTTTCAATTCCGTTACTGAATTTTCAACTTCCGAGTATTTAATCAAAATTGATTTAATAGCTGTTTCAATTTCTTTGGCTATTGCAGCATCATTTGCCTCAACCTCTGCGGGTGCTTCTTCTGTTGGTGTA